GCGGAAACTCAGTACTAGCCCCCGGCTCGACATTAATACTTTCGAAAATATTACCAAGAATATTCCCCAAGAGAACGCCTTTACGCAGAGGGAGTTCCAATGCCTTAGCAAATTCTCGCTGTGCAGCAAAAGCGACATTCTGGTCACTATCGCCTGACTTTTTCATAAGTGCGATGAATTCATCGCTGGGTCTTTCTGTGTATGACATTATTTTGTCTCCTTTATTTTTTTTTAAAAGATGTTCAATTAGGAAGTGCCGCCACCACCGTGGTTGGGAAGGTTAACGTACAACTTGGCGTAGCCATCGGCGTCTTTGCGAGACATCCAACGACCAACAGCAAGGTTACCAGAACCTCCCGCAATAGGCGTGACACCAACATTACCAGCGGTGTTATCGTCTGCATAAGCTACAAGACCAGCGGTAGGAGTACCAGTAACATTACTGGTAACAACCCATCCACGAGTTAAAAGAGTAACCTTGCCACCCTGTTGAACTTCGTCCTTGAACTGATTCAAGTGAGTTCTAGTCAAATCTTTATTAACAACGTCATTCAGAAGAATTCCAGCGGGAACGTCTGTCTTTGCGACCGTTTGATAAGAAACAAGGTTTTCACCCTGATCCATTGCCGCTCCAGAAGCGCCCGCAAGCGATGCTGCGTCATAACAAACCACGCCACCGCGAGTTGCTGTAGCATTCATGAAATGACTGATATCTTATTGTGAAATTTATTTATTTGGCAAGTACGTTCTTTTCAATCCACTCAGCAACACTAGCTCTAGTCGCTTGAACTTCATCATACTCTTCAGTTTCAGTTTCAACCAAGGTGGCTTCAGAAGATTCTACCTCTTCAAACACTTCCGCTGTAACTTCTACCTCTTCAGCTTCTGCCTCCTCAGCTTCTGCGTCCTTGTCTTCTTTTTCCTTATCTTTCTTTTTCTTGTCATCTTTCTTAGGCGGCCACAGAGCAATAACGGCTTCAAAAGCCTCATCGTCAAGGGCGCTAAAAGCAGAAATTCTTTCTGCAACTTCCTCTTCTGACAGGCCAGCTTCAACCAAAGCAGCTTTCCGCTGTTCCAGTTTTGCTTGGGCCTTCATTTCGTTCATTTCGTTCATAGCTTCTGAAAGCTCAGTTTGTGAAGTAGTAAGAGCGTCTTCCAGTTCGGCAACGCGAGCTTGAGTTGACTTAATAGTCTCTTCAAGTTCTGCAATCGTTACATTACTCTGTTCCGCAGCGACCTCATAAGCTTCCGACTGAGAAGCAAATTCTTTATCTTTAGCTTCTTCAATTTTGGCTTTAATAAGATCATTTTCAGCTTTAGCTTCAGCGAGTTGGGCTTGAACATCTGCCAACTGCTTTTCAAACATCGATGTGTCTGACATGTTAATATCTCCTATTGAAAGTTGAGAATTAGGTTTTAAATTAAATCGTGCTGTGCTTTTACTGTTCAAAATAATACTTCTGGGGTTGGCCGGTTTAGAAACCAAACCCTTGCCGGAAAAAGCAATATTGGAAAGCGCACGCCCTATCTTGTGGCCTTCGTATTCTCCAGTACCACCATAAGCACGTAGGTGTTTAGTTAAAAACGATGAATCTTCATCTCTAGCTAATGTTTTTGCCTCCCCATCAGGACCAACTAGCGCATAATCAAATCCAGCAAATAAACACTCCATCGAAACAAACCACTTGCCATCACCTATTTCAGATATGATTTGTTCCATCCTTTCCCTATTTTCCGAATTGGTCCAACTATTATATAAAACGGCTTGAGTGATGATGTCAAACTCTTCCGGCATTTCAGCGTCGTCTGCTATAGCCTTGCCATCTTTAGTCAAAACATAGCTACCGGTAATATGACCAATAATATCATTTTCGTCGTGCATGAAGTTAAATTGCTTATCTTCAGGCGTGTTTCTAGCATCCCATGTAGCTTGGGTCACGAACACGTCGTCGTTTTTATTCCATCCAGTAGAAACTAAAACTGACTCTAAATAATATAAATCTACTTGATCTTTATTCTCTGCTAAAACTCTATCTAGTACGTCTTGATTCGTTATCGTACTCTTAGCCGCCTCAAAGTTACCTTTATGCAAAGTAGCTTCAGAGCAATAAGCAATACTGGCCGCACTCTGAACGAGTGGGCCAATGCCATCGGCTATTTCTTTCTCATATATTTTAATCATGATTATTGCCTCAGAACATTATACACAAAAAAACAAAAAAAGTCTAAAAAAGCACTAATTCACCAATCTAGATTGTAAAAATACTCCACAAATATACCTAGAACCCTCTTTTTATACGTATTTATGGGCATTTCTGATACTGACACTTTTTCTGATAAAAGTTGTTTTGCAAAGCTTGGGGGCATCTTATTTTTGGATGATATGATCTTAAAGATATCCTCCCCCCCAACCTCTGACATGAGATCGACGTTGGTCAAAATATGCAATTTCAATCTCTCAAGATCACAAACCTGAGACTTAGTTAATTGACGCAAATTACTTTTATTATTTATTCCTAGATAAGCTTTGTTCAAAGTTGAAGAAATGCTCTCAAAAGAATCGTTTGCCCAAACGACAAGATCTGCCAGTCCGGGCTTAGATCTAGGAGTGTCCACCCTCTTCTTTCTTGGACCCTCGTCTTTCTTAAGAGTGGGTCTACCATTATCCTTAATCTTAGGGGTTCCCTTCTTGGAATCATTTGTTGATTCTTGATTTTTCTTATTTACATCTCCCTGTTTTTCTATTTTTTCAATCTCTTGTTTATGATTAGCATTATGATAAGGGCTAGCCTTGTCTGGATAAGCATCGTTACTTCTATCTTTTTGTTCTCTTTTAAGTCTCATCTTTTCAACCGATGGAATCTCTTTAAATCTCTCAAGGATTGTTTCTTGACTGATTATGTCTCTATCAGCTAATTGAATTAAAAGATTTTTTTCTGCTGACTCATCAGACAGACTCATTTGATCAAAAACAACGTGTGCTGGTTTTCTAAAACCCATGGCCCTGCGGACGTGTTCGATTTCTTTTTCCCAGAATTTAGTTAATTGATCTCGACCGTATTGCAACCTCTCAACAAGAGTTTTGAGGGAAATGAAGTTATTAGTAAATCCTCCGCCATTAGTAGCCATTCCAGTAAGTGTCGGAGGAACGCCCAGACCGGCATAAATACTGTTCAGGACAGATTCATATTTTTCAGAACCAAGAAATTTGTATACTTGACTATTAGATTCTGTATAAGAAAGCTCTGGACCCCAAACTAATTCCATGGTGCCGCCGCCAACATTACTGGCCAAAATATTACGCAACTTATTAATGGCCGCTTTATTTGGTAAAATCTTGTGATCAAGGCTACCAATTGTCCAAAGCCTAATATTGGAAATTGCGCCGTCCAATGCGGATAGATCTGCAAGACGCATTTTTTCTAACATTATAATGTCGTCCAGAATGGCATAAACTAATGGGTGCGCCCACTGTTGCCAATCGTCTTTTTTATAATAGGCTACATGAAGTCTTTCTGGATCTAATTCTACCTTTTTATCACCTTTCTTTATGGCGAGTTTTACGTTTTGAGGCAGAGTTTCTAAAGTTTTTGTAGGAATTGAACCATCCTTGAAATTATCAAAAAAGGTTTTTGCTGTTAACTCATATCTGCTTTTTCCTAAAAAGAGATTAACACTTCCATTTTTCATATCAATACTTAGCGGATTAAAGAAGTTATACCTCCAAGGTATGACAGACTGTTCGATCTTAGGCACCTCTACACGTATGTCGTTGCCCAAAGACTTGACGTATTTTTTAACATTGGGTGTTATATTCGCATAGCTTTTATAGATAAAAACTTGACCAGTTTTGTATAAGTTGTTCAAAAATCTCTCTGACCGTTCTTTTCCTTCAACTTTCTTAAACCACTGTCTCCAGAATTTTTCTACACTTTTATCCTCATGCACAATATTTATACCTTGACTTCCAAAATCCCCCATTAAATCAATAACATTTCTGACAATGCCAACCTTATCGTAGGCATCCATACACATCTTTATTACTCTTTTTTGGCGTTGGGGTACTTGCTCTTCCGGTCTAAAGGCATAATAATCACTGTTGGTAAAACTTGGGCGCACAGAACGATTTGTTTCCAGATCTAGAAAACTTCTATGAGATCCCTTACATATACCTTCGTAGGATTCTATAGATTCTGAAAAATCTTGAAAAGCTTTCGTTTTTCCATTAAGATCAGACTCGTTCCAAGTTATCATATGATTTTGTGCTTTTTTATCAGTCATTTCGATTCCTCTGCGATTAATTAGAATACAATCAGAATGTTAAATAATTATACACGAATAAATAGGAAATATCGTATTGGCCCCCAAAATCAATAACCAAATAACTCAAAGTCTTTTTTGTAAAGTTTATTTACTCTTTCTGCGGTGCCTCGCATACTGTAATATTCGTTAAGTGTTCTTTGAGATTTTTTGGATTGTAACCCTGATTTGAAGGTAATATTAAACTTCAGGTCGTATTTTTTCTTGAACATTTCAACGTCTGGTAAAAAATTTTCAAATTTGATAGTGTTAAATTCAGCGCCTTGTATGTATTTCCATTGAGGCATATAAAAATAACCATTAATCCCGCCATCCTCCAAATGAGATAAAAAATTTTCAAAGTTCTTCCATTTCGCTTCGCCTCCAAAATATTTAAACAATGAAGCGACTCTGTGGCGGGGGTTTCTTATGACTGTAAACTTTATGAGATTATCATCTGGTACAATAAATTTATGTTTTATTAATTGCTCGTAAGTAGCATGTTGAAGCATGAGTTTGGTTTTCTTATCCCACCCCATAACATTCTCATAATCCGCACCGTAAGCAATTGAGCCACAACGAGGTGGCGTATCGTGCCCCTTAAAACCCAAAGCTTTTTCAAAATGAGTACCAGCCGTACGAGGGATATGAATAAAAAGTAAATTCCTAATTTTCATTTTAGTAGATGTCTTTCATGGAATCTGTAAACCAATTTGGTCCTGAGTACATTTCTCCTCCTGTCTTGGTTTTTTCAACGGTCGCAAACCCCCCATAAAATTGATATGTTGCGGGTTCGGGAATTCTCGATAAAATTCTAGCGGCCATATTAGCCATAATCAAAGAAGAATAACGATCTTTCCTGAGTTTACCTTTTCTGCCCGTTCCCACAATTGTTTCGGGGGTATCCCATTTATCACGACCGGTTGTAGTCTGAGTTATCTGAATCATAGTTAATTCATCTTTGAGATCTTCTATCTCCATAACACACTGTTCTAATGTGTCGTAAACTCTTCCCTTTAGACCATCCTCAGCATTAGAAATACCCAATGTAATAGAGTCAAACATGGGGAAAAGTATAGCCTTGTCTTCAAAGTCTTTTCTTAACCCGTGGTTTGCCTCCGCAAGCCAATCATACTTGGCAAATTGACACATTTCTAGGATATGTAGTCCCCGTTGGTCATCAGTGTCTTTAGGTTTATCCTCATCTATAACCTCCCAAATGGGAAATTCACCATCTTTCACCTTATCGTGATCGTGAAGAGATTCCATAACTGCTATTCCTCCGCCCTGAGCATCCATTGAAATATGAACACACGGGAATATCTTCATTAAATCTCTAATTTTTCTAGCACAATAGGCATAGAAGTCACTTTCTTTGGAATATCCACTTTTTACCTTTTCTTTGTGTTGATCTCTATTAGTTGTCCAACAGTGAACTATTCTCCTGTGATCGTTATGCAACTCTAAAACAACTATACTAAAATTATCAACTTCAGAAGCTGGGTCAACCCCAAATATGTATTTTTTATTAGTATCTCCACGAAGTTGTGCTGGAAAACAAATGTGGTTTCCCTTGGGGTCTTTGATTGGCTCCTTTTCGTGATACCTCTCTTCAGTGACACAAGACTCTATTAGCCTACGCTTGAAGAAGCCCTGAGAATCGCGTGTAAAGCACGCTCCGAACTCCATTTGATATATGCCAGCATGAACCGTTGCCTTCGATCTGGCGACCTGTGAGGCGTCCATGAAGCCCTCTGGTAAAAGCTCGTAGGGTATTCTAATTATTGAATAATCCGTCCAACTAAAATCCTTGGGAGGATCTTCTCCAAATATTTCTCTTAACCTACTTAGTTGCCCCCGGCTTTGTATAATAGATTTCCACTTCTTCCAATATTCCGCAAAATGATTAAAATCATAATATGCTGTACCAGAAATAATGATCTGGTTATCCACCTTCTTGGTTAATACATCTTCAGATTCTGTTTCCAGCTCAATACCAAGCTCCAACGCCCTTTTCTTCGCGGCCACCCTTTTAACATTTTCAATGGGGTCAGAACTAACGGCGGCAAAACCGGCAACAACCGTTTCAAAAATTTCCCTCGGAATAGACCCAAATTCGTCAGCAAAGATATCATTAGCACGTTGACCACGAATTTTTTGTCCATCACCAAGAGGAAGACACGTTACCCGCGACTTATTAATACGCATGACGCAACGGTCAACATCTCTTCTGGGTCCACTGTTAGGATCACACATGCTTCTAAAAATAGGAGCATTGTTCCAGATCGTCTCCATATACTCAAATAAAACCTTGGACTGTCTAAAAGCAGCTCCAACAACCACGATTTTTCTTTCGGGAAGAAAGAGTGCCCTGATAAGAGCATAAAGAGATAGAATAAATGACTTGCCAAAGCCACGACTAGCGATCAGCATTGGAAATTTTCTACTCCACATCTCATGTAAAAATAGAGCTTGAGACGGTAATATGCTGATATTAAATATGTACTTGCATAGAAATGAAAAATATTCTGGCCTGCTCAAAAGCCAAAGTATCTTATAGTGGTAATCGTAATCATTGAAATTCACTATTTTGAAAGGATTGAATAACTTTGAATCGTCAATATCATCAAGATTCAACCAAGCTTCATTTATAGACTTTAGGTTCGTCATTTAAATTTTTTCCAAATAAGTAATCTATTTATAGAAAAACTATTTCAAGTTATTAATACTGTTATATTTTCTTGTGTCTAGTACACAGTCTGAGAAACCATAATAAACTGATTCGTTTGCTTCTAAATACCAATCGCCATCCTTGAGTTTTCTTTTTAAGTAGTTCTTAACTTTTTCGTGGGTAGGTTCTGTATATTGCTCTTTGAAATATTTTCCTTTTAAACATCCTTCCGTATAAATGTCTAACATGGTATCTGTTATCTTCTTTTCAAATAAAGCACCCTTCTGAACGTCTAAGAAACCTCCATCATAAGCGCTGGAACCAAAATGACACATAAAATAAGCATTTGGCATCATCACTCTTTTGTCTGCCGCCTGAAGTACTACGCTACTCATTGATTCTGCTTGACCGTAAGCAATGATTGTTATATACGACTTACACACTACTATGGAGTCAAAAATGGTCATACCGTCATTCCAATGTCCTCCAATACTATTCATATGAATAACTATGGGGTCGTTAGAAATTATATCTAACATTCTAATGTTTTTATAAAAATTAGAAGCCATCTTATAATCTACGCCGGGATCTTCTTCATCATTAGTTGCAACATAGCTATGTAAAAAGATTTCTCTATTCTTCACATCTATACCATGAGAATGAACGTCAGAAATAATATCTACATTAATCATCGTTCCCTCCATCGGACAAAATTTCATTGACCCTTTTAATTATACTTAAAACCGCCCACTTGGCATTTTTCTTGCTATCGCAAAACAAAACGTGAATATCATGATAAAGCTGGAATTCCATGATCATTTTAAGCATAAACTTATTCGTCACCTTTAGTTTAGACCAGTCTTCCTCGGGTATATTCGTCCCATTGGGATAATTCATTAAATCTGATAATGAAAATTCAAAGACAAGAAACTTATACGGAAATGATTTCATCCTTTCTATTTCGTTCAAAAATCTTATCTGATCGTGTCCCACATTGTTTGCAAACTCTACAACACTAGCTTTTCTTTCTATACAAATCTTGTCTTCCATTCCAACGATACTATAGTCTCCGGTGTCTAGCTTCTGTGTTATCATTCCTTTACAGGTATGATATCTAGAACTGCTAGGTTCAAACGTATAGCCTTCCTGCTCTCTTGTGTCTTTTATGATCGTAAATGGTTTTAATTTAGCCACTATTTTTTCTCACTATCTCTAAAAATAAAGATTCGTATTGCTGTTCGTGTCCAGTAACCTCTTTATGGCATCGTCCACATAAAGTAATACCATTGTTTGGATCAAATCTTAAATAGGATGCGGAAGACCACCTTCTTATATGGTGCGCCTGAAGCCTTGACTTTGAGCGACAGCGTGGCATTTGACATTTAAATTTATCTCTCTTGTATACTTTAATTCTCCAGTCCTTATAAACTGGGTCATCATAATCTCTTCTCACGTTGGAACACTCACTTTCCTTATGGAAATATCATGAAAAAGTTCCGTAATCATGTTGCTAGTCTCGGGTGAAGAATCTTGCTTAAGGACTATAGCTACCAAGCCGTAATATGCTAAATGACACGCCTCGTCTGGATTATTTGCTTCAACAAAAATCGTAGGAAAAGGATACTGATATTCAAATAAATGGAATTTTTTGAATCTGTGTAAAACTAGAGACAAATCCATAAAAACCTTATAAATTTTCATGCCGGATTTTCTAAATCATACTTTACCATCATTTGGACTAAATCTTTAAAGCTGTGTTTCGCTGTCCATCCCAATTTATTCACGGCTTTATCATTGCAACCTCGTAAATAGTTCACCTCTGCGGGCCTATAAAATTCAGGATCTTGAACCACAAGGTTGGACCAATCTTCTATGTCGATATGTTTAAATGCTACGTCTAGGAACTCACGAATCGTATGAGTCTCACCAGTGCAGATGACATAATCGTCAGGGCTATCCTTTTGAAGCATCATCCACATGGCTTCCACATAATCTCCTGCATACCCCCAATCTCGGAATGCTTCTAAGTTGCCTAGACGTAGCTTTGGAAAACGACTATTATTTGGACCATAAATATAATCTGATTCAGGCAACCCCTGAACCATAGGATTATCTTCTGGATTTACTTCGTTTTTCCATCTAATAAACTCGCCAACCCACTTGGTAATTTTCCGTGTAACAAACGTCTCGCCTCTGCGTGGACCCTCATGATTAAATAAAATTCCAGCACTAGCGTGAAACCCGTAGCCTTCCCTAAACAGCCTTGTCATATAATGTGCTGCACATTTAGCAATAGCATATGGTGACTGAGGAAGGAACTTGGTGTCTTCGTCTTGGTATTTGTCTTGATTTCTATTGGTGTCATAAGAAGATCCAAACATTTCGCTAGAGCTAGCCTGATAAAATTTCGATTTTACCATGTCAAGTTCTAACATGCTTTGTAAGATATTCAAACACCCCTTACCTGTAATATCCCAAGTTAATCCGGGCTGTTTAAATGATACTGCTACATGTGACTGCGCGGCTAAATTGTAGATTTCATCTACATCTGCGTGTTCTGATAATATATATCTAACGCTAAAGGCATCGGTGATATCCCCTTCGATCAGGTGGAAATTTTCGTTATCAAGTATATGTTTGAGTCTTTGTGTGTTGTCTGTGCTGGCTCTTCTTGAAACACCGAAAACGCCATATCCTTTTTCTAGCAATAAATCAGATAAGTGACTACCATCCTGTCCTGTTACCCCAAAAACAATAGCTTTTTTCATTCTATTCTTTCCTTATAAAATATATAAATCTTTTATTCTATCCCTTAACCGTGTCCGAAGTTAAAAATGGTTGATCAACTTCCCCATCTTGATATTTATGATATTCCGATAATCTATCTCTTTCTTGATTCATGGCTAATCGCATTTTTTCCATTTCGATACCGTATGACTTTACCATTTCGGGGTTTGAAATAAGATAGGAAAGCCAAGAATTAAAATTTTGTTTGCTATCTTCTAGTCTTTTAACTCGTTGTTCTCTAGTAGCCTTCATCTCCTTCAACATCGAATTCTTTTTAGTTTGTAGCTCCCTATAATCTTTATTGAGAGATTCCTGTGACGCCCTCAGAGAAGCCATCTGACGCTCCATATTAAAAATAGCGTCTGTGTCCTGCTGATCCGAGTCATGTTGCCTCTCAAGAGCAACTAGGCCGCTTAAAACGTTGATTTGCTCTATGTTATCCTTGTTGTGTTTGAGTGACCTGTTCATCAGCAACTCAAGCTTGATTAAATCCACAACTTGTAGTTCTTCAGTTGGGATTACGTCGTCTTTAAACTGAGCAATTATCCTAGACCAGTGATATTGAAAAAGTTTTAGCTCGTCTTCGGTAAATTGTTGTTTTAACTCAGAAAAGTATGGTCTAAAAGTAAGATCGTAGTGAGCTTTCTCCTCATTGTAGTCATCTCCCATCCAAGATGGCTCTGGAAGATCGCCCTTGGCAACTTTTTTCTTGATGAAACCGAGAACACTTTCTGGATCTCGGTCTAGTTCGGTTGCTATTCGGTTGAAGCCCACATCTATGTTGTCTTTTATGTAGGTTTCCTCTACTTTAGAGATTCTGCCCCTCTTCATTGTACCCATACTCCTCTAAAATTTCTAAAATAGTTCCTATGATTTCTTCTTTTCTCTGTTTTGTAATGTACACATCATTAATCATCCGCAAATAGTCCATTCTCATGAACGCGGGTATGTACTCATTGATCAAACGGGAGATATCTTTTAACTCTATGTCATCATAGGACATTGTAAAAGAATTACTACCATCAACTATGTTGTTCTCGTAGTCCAGTTGTGCTGGTTGAACTATTTTCACCCTCTCATTATTGTCCGTGGATATGAAGTGATTGTCTCTAACGAAGTTTTTGAGTCGATTGGAGAGATTGACACTGAGGAAATTCTCCAGAGGGCGATTTTGATCATATCTTTTGAGGGCATCCATGCATATCATAAAGGATTCTTGTTTTATATCATCAACTGTATAACCATAGAATGTATACTTGTGGGCAATTCTATCACAAACCTTGTTAATTTGGTCAACCACCTCTTGTTCTGTCATACCTTGGGGGATTTTCATTCATCACCCCACTGCAACGTTCTCCACTTAGTCCCGTCAAAGCCTTCGAAGCATTTTTTTCTTGAATTGTAGATGAGTTGTCCGGGTTGAGAATTAGTAGGGCGAGATCTAGTAGATTTTAAAACAATTGTGTTACAAATAATAAGAGAGTTCTTACCAGATAACTCAAATTTACTAGAGCTAGAGATTAGGGGGAGGTCATTTTTCTTGAAGGAGAACTGAAATCCTTCTTTTCCGAGTACGCGCCCGAGTTTTTCTCCAGAGATATCTTGTATGTTGCCATCTACCTTACCTAAGACTGTATTTTCATTAAGATATACAGGATTGGGAGTATAGGGGGCGGAGGAACATATGACACAATCTTCTATAGAATAAAGATATTCGTGTGATTCGGGTGTTCTGGTAGTTACAATCAAGTGTTGGTCACTATCAAAGATTATTAACTTACCATCTATAGAATGAAGACGGCCATTTTCCTTGGTATATTGTATCTGGGGCATTTCCCGAACCATGTACGGATATTTTTCACCCTTTTTGAAAATACCTATACCTTCCTCGGATAGGAGCAACTCTCTTTTGGGATATGATTGGTGGTCAAACTGTTCTATTTTATAGAAAAACAGTGACTCGTCGGGGAAATGGTCTAATATAGAAAATTCTGCGGGCAGACTGGGATAGAAACTATTAGATTTCTCTAGATTCTCATCAGTTGCTAGAAGCAGCTTGATTTCTTTATTATCCTCTAGGGCGATTCCTATATTTAGCCCATAAGGTTTAAAGTTCAGATTTTTTCTGTTCGTCATTAATTAGTCCCTCTAATGATTTGTCTTCTTTAAGCAAATCTTCCTCGATCTCAGCCTTTAACGAAGCGGTGCTCTTGCACTCAAGAGATAATTCACACTTAACTGTCTCTTTTTTTGTATCATTCATAATGCATTCCATATAAAGGTTTATTCTCGTCTCTATATATAATACACGGAAAGGGGGATTTTTCCAAAAACGAAATTGGTAGAAGACGTAATTTTGACTAGAATAGAGTGGAACAATGGTTGTAAAGTGTTCTAAATTCAGTGAATATTCGTAAAAATCCGTTAAATGGGGCTGAAGTAGTTGCGAGTGCAACGTGCGGTCTTAGTCCAACTGAATAAGTGAGTTACAAGCGGGTGAACAAGCACCCCGAGGTTAGGCAAAACAAAAAATCTAGGCTCTGTGTTACCAACCAACCTAGACCTGTGAAGATCGAAAAAATATTTAAGCGATGAGAGACAGTTAGCAAAGAAGACCTAGCCGCCCACTACCACAACTAAAGTACCTGTTAATTACTTCACAGGTATAAATGGTCTTGGTACGTAATAATGAAAGAAGAAGGGGCGATTCTAACAGCTTGCAACAGGACCAACATACATATTTATTTTTACTCGAAAGGCGTAGATTAGGTAAGACACCCCTATGTCAAGCCCTCAATTTCGTCTACACCACCAAGCGTTTTCCGTGCCAAACAGCAACATTATTCCCACGAGATAAAAGTCCACCCTGTCTTATCCAATGCTATCCGTGAAACTGACATATCCCGCCAGATTAGCTAGTCCTTTCCGCGCTAAGTCCTTTCCACGCAAGAGTTTAGAGCAAGCACCCCCCCCGCCGCGAAGCGTAAACCCTTTGATAGTAACGACTTACGCTATTATGGAAATCTTTTTCTTATTTAGGCTAAAGTTCTTGACAACTAAATGCCGATACTATATAATAGAGACATAAGAAGTAACAACACACAAGAGGTAACAAGATGATGAAACAAAAGAGAAACACAAAAACAGCACGCGATCTTATGAAGGGCGATGTTGTCGCAAGCGGTGAGATTGTCACCAAGAACGCCGTCAAGATCGGCAGTAACATCAATAAGAAAGCAGCGGTTCACCTACTTAACGAATCGACGGGCAAACGTCGCCTTGCGTTTTGGGGATTTTATTCTTCTATCTTTATGAAATAGAGCTTGACAAACAATTAACCGTATGGTAAAATACTAATATGAGAAAACGAATTTCAAAAGTCGAACAGTTCAAGAAGGCCAAACGAGCCGAGCGTAAAATGTACGCTTCAAAAATAGATTGGCATCTAACGCAAATGGAGGAAGCCCGAGCGGCTGACAATCAACATGAAGTAACC